CTGTCTGGATATGCCTCTCTAATAAAGTTTACATCTCTAAAATAGAGAAAGAATTGACTGCTACCAACGTGTACTGCCAATGAAAAATTATCGAGAAAATCACTAGGGGTAGACAAATACTCATTACTAGCAGTCAATGTTCCTGTTACATTCTTCCTAAAATTAGGAAGTTTTACTGATTTTAAAATTCTTTCTTCTGCTTGTTTTATTATTTGAGGAAGATCAGAAACAAAACTTGTTTCTGTATTTTCTAAATAATTTTGTATCAAACTTTTTAATTCGCTATATGTCATATTAAGGTGTGTTAGCTGTACCACCCATCCCTGAGTGATTTGTACAATAATAATAAAGGGTTGGTGCTCCAACTGCTACGGTAATTTGTGTATAAGCTCCTGAGCTACCAGGTGTTCCGTTAGTTGTTACTCCTGTAGTGTATTCAGAACCACCTCCATGAGTACCATCTGATGTAGTAGAAAATCTAAGCGGATGTCCACTATTAGTGCCATCTGATTGATCGAATCTGTAGGTGCTGCCTTCATTAAGAGTTAAAGTTGGATACACCACACTATCTATGTAATATCTGTTGCCTCCTAAATAAGAAGCTACAGTAACTGTATAAACCGTATCTCCTGAAGCACTAATCGATCCTAAAGCTGAGGTACCTGCAACACCCGTTACTGCTGCTGTATCATCAATACCTGTTAAAGTTACTGAACCGACACTAGCAGTTCCTTCTAAACCTGTTATATCTGTACTAGTAGAACTAGTCTCGCCTGTAGTTATAGTGACTTGACCAACTTCATTTCGCATAACCATACCTGTGCTATTAACAGGATTGAAACCAAAATACTCTGTAGATTCTTTTTCTCCAGAATCTATTCTAGGGTCATATAAAGATACGTTATCAGAAGTTTCTATATCTCCTATTCTTAACTGCGGATGATCAACATCAAAACAATCGTAACAAACTCTAAAACCATTACGTGAATCATCTTCTATTTCGTATCTAAGCTCAGATAACTTATATGTGAATCCACATCTATCACAAATTCCTAAAGCTTTTTTTCCAGAAGAATAAGCCATTACCTATAGACGCTCATATTAGGCACAAACTTTACAGGTGCTCTTTCTCTATCAGCGTCACTTACTTCATTCCATAATTCATCGTATCTAGCTTTAATCATTGGAACTTTATTCAAAGCTTCGTTGTTTTTACACGCTATGTTGTATGCTAAAGCATAAGTTAAACAAGGCAAATACCTGGCAGGAACATCAGGATTAATATCTGCATTTGCTCCAGCGTCTTCTATTCTTTTTATGTAATCGTAAACTAGAGTATAAGTTTGTTGAGAATCAGGTGTAGACCAGACAACTATATTCATGCTTGAAGTGCCTTTATCTACAAAGTATTGAGTTGGTTTTGATTGGGTAAGTTTTTTTGCTTGATGATTGTATTCTGTTCTAGATATACGTCTTAATCTTTGATCGAATTGTTTTTGTGTATCTGCTGCATCTGTTCTTATAAAAGCATCCACTATCTCTAGAGCAGAAGATTCTGCAGCATACGTATTAGTTCCTGCTGTCAATGCAGTTGTAGCTTGTTCTATTTTCCATAGATTCAAACCTTTATTTTGCCATTCTAAAAAAATTAAATTTAAAGCTCTTTTAGCAGAATTGTATTCGCCACCTGACATCATAGATAAACCACAAAGATCATAGGCTTCTTCCATGATCTCTGTTAAGTCTAAATTAAAAGTTGTAGTGCCACTTGTAGCCATTATTTACTCCTTTTATGTTTTCTTCTAATAGCCTCTTTACCAGATTTAGCTATTTTAGCTTGTTCATTTTTACCAGCTACCTTTGCTCTTTGTTCTAATACAGTTAGTATTTGTATCTTTCTTGCAAAAGGTTTATTAATTCTTTTTACTTTAGCAACTGTAGCTCTTGCATCTGCAGGCGTTGCATATTTGATACTAACGGTATCTTTAGGATTTTCGTCAGTATAAAGTCTTCTATCAGAGCCTTTAGGTTTTTTACCTGTTCCTACCTTTGGGTCTCTTTTTCTTTTCACTATTCTTTAATTTTTTTTTAGAAGCAGGTGCTTTCTTAGTCATATTTTTAAAGTTTGCCCTGGACATTACCATTTTACTTTATGACTCCAATATCTTGCACTTAACTTACTTGGGCTAGAATCTTGTGCGTTATGCCTAGCATAATAAGATTTTCTTCTGGCTTTGTCCTTTTTAGATTTAGGATTTTTACCAGCTCCTCTTACTCCTTGTTGTCCAAATCTAATAGTCTTAACTTTGTCGCCATCTTTAGCAACAACAACGTGTGACTTCTTAGGATGGTTAGGGGTACGTTTTGGCTTGTTATAGCCGCTAACGCCTGCCCTAGCCAGCCTTGGGTCTTTTTTAGATTTTTTTTGGCGAGACACTATTTAGTCTTACCGCCTCCAAACATTCTTTTAACGTAATCTTGAAACATCTCAGTTTTCATACCGCCACCTTTCATTTTACGCATTTCGGCTTTCTTGCCAGCACCTTTTTTCTGTACTTTAGCTTTCTTGCCACCACGCATCATGGTAGTTTTTTTAACTTTAGATTTGTTTCCGCCCATCATTTTTTTGACTTTAGCTTTCTTGCCGCCTTTCATCATGGACATTTTTTTTACTTTGGATTTTTTTTCTCCAGCCATTTTTGTTTTCTCCTACTCACAAGTGAGTGAAAATCGTCATTGAAATAATTCTCATAGTAACCTTTAGTTCTAATACTATCAGAAGCCTTTATTAAAACATCCAATCTCTGTACAAAAATTTGATAATAATCTTCATCAGAAATAGGATTGTAATCAGTTTGATCTACAGCATGTGATATCTCTGTGTCAGGATGCGAACCCATAACCCACAAATTCATCGGTACTGCGTAATCGTTAAGAATATCTATTCTTTTTTCGACCTCTTCATTTGATATATCTTCGTAATCTGTAGCACAATAAATGATTACATCATACGTATCGTCAAAAGATTCAATCAAAGTTAATAAATCTTCCCACAAACCTCCCAAGCCTAAAATACATTTCACTCTATCTTTAGTCCATGAGTTATTAGCAAACGGACACGCTGGTAGATTGTTATGTTTTTTACTTGGTTTTTCTAATACTTCACGACTCCATTCTCTAATTTCTTTAGATAACAGAGCTTCGTCAAGCATTATTTTTTCTTGGTTTTTTTCTTAGCTTTTTTCTTAGGAGCTTTCCCCCCAACATAAGCTTCGTTTATGTCTGGTGTAGACGGGTCATCAGCCACGTAGTGACCTTTATTGTCCCTGGCTCTGACACCGTTTAGTTCATCTGCCTTTCTTTGGGCATCTGCTAAATCAGGATCAGGACCAAAAACAACTTCATAAATACCGTCTTTGTTAGCTTGCAAAACATTATATCCTGCAGGAAAGTTTCCGTTAGTAGCTATTATTGCTTTAGCCATGTGTACTCCTAGTCAGAGTATACTTTAACCATTTCTAACGTTATGGAATAAGTATCTCCTGAACTGTGACCTTTTGTTGTAAATAGAATGTCGCCATTCTTCCCTGAGCCTGCGTTATTAGGTATACCGCCAAATTCTTTGAAGTCCATGTGACCGTTACTACTTTCTGCTAATTCAGCAATCAGTACATTGGTGCTAGCGTTAAAGAATAATTGCACAGACATACCTACTATGGCATGACTTATACGCATTACTCTAACTTCAGAACAAGCAGTACCAGCAGCATTAGCAGCTAAAGCAGATACGTCTACTTTAGCTACTGCTGATTCTCCTGTGCCATCGCTGACATTGGTAAACTTCATAACACAGTTACGCTCACCATCTAAGATGGTTTGACTTGTTACTGTATCAGCCATAATTTACCTCCTATTATGCGTCAGCAAATGGAGTAACTATTGTGCCTGAACCTAAAACAATGCCTTCTACAGCATATTTATTATCCGCAATAGCAGTTACTCTAACGATACTACCTGCGAGTCCACCTTTGGTAGAACCGTTCATGGTAATAACGTCATTAGATGCACCTGAAATAAATACTTTACCTGAAGCATCGTCTTTACCCATGTAAACACCACCAACAAACTTATCGGTACCATCGGTTAAGATGTCCATGTCTGTAGCTGCTGTTTCTACTACAAAAGTAAAAGTAGCTCCTAAGTTATTAGTTTGATCAGGTTCATCATCTCTTGTAGGTGCAGTTGCATCGATTGTTGGTAAAGTAAATTTACCGTCAGCATCGTTACAAGTTAAAATTTTTCCTGCATGTGCAGCCACAGTTAAAGTTGTGTCTGCGGTTAAACTGACCACATTTGCATTACCAGCAGAAATAAAT